TCACCAATAGCAGGAGGTATTAGAGGTATTAGAAGAAGTGTATCTTCTAGTGTCTTTACTGGTCGTGCTGTTGCACCCCCAGCTCCAGATCCTCAAGTTACAAGTTTATTAAATCAAAATTCTTTAACCCTTACTAATGTATCGAGTCAACTTAGTAATATATCAGAGCAAGTTAGAGGACTTAATAGTTCACTTTTAGTGATAAAAGATAATTTAGATCTTAGCGATCAGTTAGATAGAAGAAGAGAACAAGAAAAGGCAAAGAGGGAAGCAATATTAGCAGAGCAAGCATTAAGAGAGGGTAAAGAGTCAGAACTAGAGAAAAAAATTCAATTTGCATTACTTACACCTGTAAGAAGGGTGTCAAGATTTGCTCAAGGTATTTTAAGTAGATTAACTAATTTTTTACTTATACTTGCAGGTGGGTGGTTAGTTGATAAAACTTTATCATTTATAAGATTAACATCTGAAGGAAATATAGACAAACTGAATGAGTTTAAGAGAAAGTTTCTTCGTGATTTACTTTTTTTAGGTAGTATAGGTATAGGATTAACCATTGGTGTTGGAAAAATTGTTACAACTATTGGAAGATTATCTGGGTTAGCACTTAAACTTGCATTTTCAAACTTAATTAAAAAACCATTCGCTGCTGCATTAACTTTTCTTGGAAGAAACCTTTTAAAGTTTAAGGATATTGTATTAGGACAAACTAAAAACATAATTAAGAAAGCACCAGGTGTTGTAGGTAAAGTTTTCAAACCTTTATTATCTGTTGCTCCATTGGGTCTTATACCCTTTCATAAACAAATAATAAATTTCCTAAAGAGTCCGTTTGGTAAGAAGGCAGTCACTGAGACTGTTGAAGGTGGTGCAAAAGCGGGAGCAAAAAAAGGAGGTTTAAAAGCTTTAGGACCATGGGGTGTAGGTCTTGAATTAGTATTATCACCTCTTTTCGGATTTTTTGATTATAAAGACAGAAAAGAAGCAGGTCAAACAGAAGGACAGGCAAAAGCTGGAGCAACTGCAGACCAGCTTGGTGGATTAGCTGGTACTCTAATTGGATTAACTTTATTACCAGAACCACTAACAAGTGCCACTGGTATAATAGGTCTTACATTATTAAGCATGTTCGGTGGATTTGGTGCTAGTAAAATAACTGATATGATAACTGGGGCTAATCGGAATAAGGAGAATTCAAATAAAGAAGAAGAAACGAATAATGAAGATAATGTGGATGGAAAAACAAAAACCTATGAATCACCAAATGTATCAATGTCATTGAGTAATAGTAACAGTAATAATATAACACCAATCAATAATAAAAATAATGCTGCAACTACAATATCTAATTTTGAAGAATCTCCACAAATAACTTATTTGCCTTTGGGTGGTGTGACAAATTCACAAGGTTCAGTAAGTAGTGGTGCAGGTAGTTCAAAAACACCTAGTGACACACTACCAACTATACCTTCATCAGATTTTGCGAATAATTCAATTGCTTTATCTGAGTCAATTTATAATGTGGTGGTATAATGTCTGATATAAGAAAAAGAAGAAACTCACTTTTAAAATCTTCGATTAGTATTAATTCGATAAGAACTGCTGTTTCAAAATTTACTAAAGGTCTTGTAAATTCAAGGGAAACTGCATCACAAATAGTAAGTAGAACAAGAGAAAATAATATTTTTAAACAAGGAATAATAAGTAAAGATAATTCATTTTTTAAAAAGAGACAGGAAAATGTAAGAAGAAAGCAAAGAGAAGATGAATTAGAAGCATCTGGTATTACTGGAGCTATTAAAAGACAAGGAACTGTCATTGCTCAAAGTACAAAAGGTTTTCTTGGTAGGATACTTGATTTTTTTGGTATTATATTAATTGGTTGGTTTGTTAATTCATTACCAAATATAATTAAGGCTTTGGGTAAACTTATTGATAGAATTAAGAAAGTTATTGGTTTTCTCAGTGGATTTATGGAGGGTGTTGGAGATTTTCTGACTAGTTTTGGAATGGGTATATCAGAGGCATTACAAAAGTTGCCAAAAATTGACTTACTTGGAATTGGTAATAAAAATAAAGAAGATCTTGAACTAGCGAACAATAATTTAGTTAGAGTTAGTAATGACTTACTTGATGTAGGAAGCGTGTATAATAGGGGTGGAAGATCTGTTGGTCTTGATAGAGAAGATGGTGATTATACAATAATTTCAGATGATGATGAAAAGAAAGAAGAAAAACCTGAAACACCAGTTGAGACAACTACACCAAATCCAAATGATGGTAAACTAAAAGAAGAAAAGCAATTTACCTCACCAACAGTAAGTTCGTCTTTAAATTCTAAAAAATCTGATGATGGTAGTGGAGATGATTTAATAAAAGGTATTCAGAATGATCCTGGATATAGTGACATAAAATCTGCTGAGGCTAGAAAGAAGGGAGAAACAATTGACAATAAAAATTTAGAAAATGAAAATAAAAAAGATCAAGATGAAAAAGGTGAAAATATTATTTCTAATCTAAAAATAAGGGCAGAAAAGTTTTTTGGTAATATAGGACAGCAACAAACAAATGATTTAAAGGCAGAAACTTTAGATAAAAAAGATAATAGTTCAATGGTATCAGGTGCAATTGCAACGATCAAAAATGTAGGAGAACAACTAAAGGATATTGATAAAGATAAAAAAATAACTCCCACAAGGAGAGAAAAAACTATATCTGGTCGAACAAAATCTAAGCGTAATCAAGTCATAATAATGGAGAAAGCAATTGTAACAGATAATTCCTCAACATCAATATCAGGTGGTGGTTCAGGTGGTGGTGGATTAAATAACCTTGGAGAGTTTAGTTTTGATAATGAAAAGAAAATCACTAAGAAACTTCAATCAGTAATACTTAACACATAATGGCAGCAATAGATAAATCAATTTACGAAAAATTTATTATAGAGTCAGCGGATCAGTCAAAAACTGTTGACATATCTTCTGGTGTGATTGCGTTTACTTATTTTGAAAATATTTTCTCACCATATTTGACCGCAAGAGTAATTGTTGCAAATACAGGTGGATCTATAGTAGGTGATGATGGTAAATTACAATCTATCTACAATGGTTTACCACTTCGTGGTGGTGAAAGAGTACTGATAAAAATTGCAGGTAATTCAAAAGTTAATAAAGGACTTGATTTTTCAAAAAGAGCATCTGATTATTTTTACGTTGCTTCAGTTACTAATGTATTGATAGATGAAGGTACAGAATCATTTACTTTAAATCTTGTATCAAGAGAAGCGATTACAAATGAAACTGTAAGGGTTGGTAAAAAGTTTCCTACTTCACAAAAAATATCTGACACTGTTGAAGATATTTTGAAGAATTATTTAAAAGTTGATAAAATAAATGATATTGATGAAACTCAAAATCCATATGGTTTCATAGGTAATATGAAAAAACCATTTACAATTTTAACTTGGTTAGCATCAAAATCAGTTTCAGGTAAATCAAAAACAGGGGAAGATGCATCAGCTGGATATGTATTTTTTGAAACTCAAGATGGTTTTAACTTTAAATCTATTGATGATTTGATGGAGCAAAAACCTTACAAGAAAGATTTTATTTTTTCACCTGGTGTTATAACAAGTAATAATCCAAATAAAGATTTTAAAATTTTAAGATATAATATTGACAGAAATCAAGATTTGATTGGTAAATTAGAAAGAGGTGCGTATAGTAGTTATCGATATTATATAAATCCTGTTTCATTTAAACCATCTATTAGTGTCTTTAAATCAGATGATTATATGGGAAAAGCAAATAATTTAGGTGATAAAGAATTTGCACTTCCTAAAATTGATGCGAATAGTGATAAAACACTTGGTGATTTACCTAGTCGAATATTTGTCGGAATGTTAGATGTTGGAACAGTTGAAAAGGATGCAAGTAATAAAGGTTGGAATAATTCGATTGAAAGAAATGCTGATCCAGCAAAAATACACGCACAG